GCTCTTTACACACAGCCCAATACTTTATATCCCATATCCAATCAATTGTGTACATTATATATCTTTCTTCTTCTTTCGAGTTGTCTTCTTCACGGGCACATCATCATACGGTGTCCAACGCTTTACAGTGCCATCGTCTAGAAGTTTTATGAGATGTTCGCGCTCTAAGGCCTGAATCGTTACAGTAGCACCAAGAATAAAACCGGTGCGTCTACTATAATAAGCACATACACCGAAAGAAAGTACTAGAAGAGCGATCATCCAAGTTTCAAGGTACATTATAGTTTTTCCTGTTTATAGAGATGGATCTTTTCCAGTAGACTTTCAATATACTGGTTCTTATCGCGTATGAAGACTTGTGGGTGTTCCATGAAATCAACAGATACAAGAATAACGATTTGATCTATTGGTTCACCCACAAGTTCTTCATACATTAGAGCATACGCAGTACATTGCTCAAAGTAGTTTTCTATCCACTCTTCCTTCTTTTCTTTTCTGGAAGTTTTGAAGTCGATGATTGAGAGTGTCTTTCCAAACTCGGCAATAACATCTGTTCTTCCAGCAACACCAAGCTTCTCACTATACAGTGGACTCTCAATATAGCGTATATTGTCGATCAAGTCAAGTGTTTCTTTCATATCGTTGAAAGATTGTCTCATGTCAGGCATTACACCGTCCAAGAATCCCTCTTCACCACGAATGTAACTTTCCATCATATTGTGGAACTTAGTTCCGCGCAGGGACGCGCGTGTAGAAACTCTATCAGCTTCCTCATGACCGACGCGATTGCGCCACTCAATCATAGCCTTCTTTTTGAAATGTCCGAGGACAGTTGTGACAGATGGAAGTTTAACACCGTTGGGAGAGATATAAAACCTTTCCCCGGTACTTTCATCTGTCTCTAACTGTTTCAGTTCTGGCATGCCAGATACGAAGTTAAATTTTCTCATTCTATTATTTTACGATTCTATACGTTTGTCCTGCCACAGATGTAGGATCATTTGGGTGTCCTCTAACATTTGCGACATCAGTATGTGGATTTGCAGGATCGTGTGGTCCGCCATTGTTAACTACCATATGACCTTTAGTCACTTTTTGTGGTTCTTTAGCCCAACTTGGTCTAAATACGCCATCCCGATGTGCAATAATTGCAGGCTTTCTCACATCAGACCTTTGTCTGGCAACGCCTCTGTTTTTGTCAACGCCATCATGCAATTCGGAAAATTTTTCTTGAGACATTGCATACACATCAGGTTTGCCTCCTTTTACAGTAGGTCTATGTACTATGATGTGACCCGCAGGAACATTTGCTTTACCTTCATGACCATCAATCTCTTCACCCTTTGATACTCTAAAGTTTACGGGATTACCTTTCTTTTCAACAGTGAAAACTTCTTTTCCTTTTGCAAAGTCGGCAGATGAATATTCGTAGGGTTTACCACCTCGTTTTTCGAGCAGAAACTCCTCTCTAAGAAATCTTTCTAAATTTTTTTCCATTTCTATAGCCCCATAGCATCTTTCTGTATTATATATGACTTGACCAAACCAGAGCGAACGATATCTTCCTTCATGAATTCTACATGCTCGAATGTATTTATTCTCTTCGTGATGGACATCAACTGTGTGATGCCTTCTTGTTCGTGTCTCTTCAACAAGTCTGTCTGCCTAAAGTCACCACAAACGATGATACGAGATTCATCACCCATGCGTGTCATTACTGTGTCTGCTTCTTGGAAAGTCAAGTTCTGACTTTCATCCAAAATTACAATCGCTTTGTTGAATGTGATACCACGCAAGAATGAAGTGGTTGTAAACTGGACAATTCCCTTCATCTTGAGTATATCGTAGCCGTCACCTCTTCCGAACAAACTATCGCAAATCTCACGATAAGGTTCTTCATAGACAGCGGCCTTTTCTTTCATTGTACCAGGGAGAAATCCCATGTCTCTGGAAGGTACAACCGAGCGAACAATGATTATTTTATTATAAATTGAGTTGCCTGTCAAGATTTCATTTAGAGCAAGATAGAGGGCGCAGAATGTTTTGCCTGTTCCGGCAAATCCGTGTAGCATTATATGATAGCCTTGTTTGTATGCGCTAAATGCTTTCTCCTGATTTGCTGTGAGAGGCTTAATTGTTCTTAACTCAAAATGAGCAGCCTGCTTCTGTTGTGCTTCTGGTTGTGGTTTCTTCTTGTTCTTAGTTGGTTTTCTAGACATTTTGTCTCCTTTAAAAGCAAAGGGGAACGAATCACCTGCGTGACCATTCCCCTTTGAAACTTGCGACTTTCGTTTTGACTTCATACTTCCTTGGGTATGTGCCATCTTTTTTCTAATACATCCTTTTTAGCACCCGGAGTTGCTTCCTTGATGCGACCCAACACATACTTAGAAAAATCTGATGGAGGTTTTGTGATGCCGAGACCGACAGGATCACCTAGGTTCATGCGAAATGTTTGATTGAGACTTGGAAAATCTACCAGGAACTCTTTGAGTTGATCATATGTCATGTTCACCTCAAACTCTTCTCCGGTTTCTGTGTCTTCGAAACTGTAAATCATACTCTTATTTATAATCCCTTCATTCTAAAAATCGTTATTAGCAGTCACATATTCTTTTATGATAGTGAAAAAGTTACCAAACAAGAATCCAATAGAGATACCCGACCACTCTCGTAGTGTATCGGGTAATGGTGTATTGGGATATACTGTTTGGAGATATACGGAAGCAGATACAATAGAAAGTATCAGCAGGACAGATAGAATCCATCCGCTGATTAAAATGGCCGTAACAAGATTTTTAGTTCTTGAGCTTGGTTTTGTGTTACTTGGTTGTTCTGTCATCTTGTCTGTATTTAGCAAACATCATTTGCCTTTCAGCGCGGCGCGGATTTGATTGAGCAGAGAGACTGGCACATGCTCAGGACACTGCTCGTTTACTTCCCACAGCATCTTCCGCAGCCGCTCGTTGTCCTTGATGGTTCCCCACAGCAGCTTGTCGTTCTCTTGCCCCTTGGCGTCAGCGTGGGCCAAGTCAGCCCGCAGCCGTTCGATTTCGGCCTGTTGTTCAGCAATCACATGATCATTTGATGTGATGACCTCATCCTTATCAGCGATTTGATCCTTCAACTCCGATATATAGAGTTTATGAAATGTGTCATGGAAACTCTCATAGATGTCCTTGCGTATTGTTTCATAGTCAGTCATTGATCCACTCCGGTGTTTCACGCTTTGTCCATTTGTGCATCCTTGCCTTGGCCACACGATAATAGTTGCGATAAGATGCGACAGAATCGTTTGGCACTTTGTATTCATCAGGCATTGCTGGTGTTACAGGTGTTAGATAGAACACGCGAATGTTATGAGGTGTTCTCATAAGCCATTCACTCATGCTATCACACTTATGTACCTTGCCATACCGATGAGTGTATTCGGCCAGCAATCCTAAGAAGTGACAATAAAGCCAGTTATAGTTGTTGTTGGATGCGCGGCACCACACAGCCGAAGGGTGTGATACATGCGTGGCTGAATATAGGTGTTGCTCACGCTCATCAGGCAAACGCCAACGTTTGACATTACGACCAGTCTTGGTCTTGTCAATATATTGTTCGCCATCAAGAACGCGATGAGCGGTGGACAATAGCTGTGCGGTCTCGAGGATCATCTTGACTACATGCTTGTCCACCATCCACATCGCAGATTGGATTGGATCTTTATCGATTGCGAAAATGTTCATTCGTTCTTCACACAAACATAGGCTATTTCCTTTTTGGTACCACTAACAAGAGCACCAAGTTGAGATCCAGCAGATTCACAAGCTTCCTGAGAAGCCATCGGCACATTGGTCAGTGATACTGAGTCTGTATTACCCCACATACCAACATGTACGAAAACAATCAATACCCATTGCATATTTTAATCCTCGATTGCGTCAATACGAAAAACTTGATTAGGCGAAACATTCAGTGTACGATCCAAATCGATACTACCGTCTGGATTCCATGAACGAACACGGATCTTCTTGACGCCCGCAGGCACCTTCCATGTTGCGTTATTGCGTTGAGTAGCAGCGGTGGCTACAGCAGCAAAAAAAGGCAGGGCTGATAGCCCTGCTACAAGGGAGCGTCTAAGCATTTGTATTTCCTCATTTTGTTATAGTTATATTTATGCCTCACTTGAGGAAGTTGGCCACATCGATACCGTCCATGGAATCCCAGTCAGGATCAACAGAGTAGGTACCACCAGCGTACTCGCCACCATTCTTCATGCCGATTTCAGCCAGCAAGCGGTCAGCCATAGCGTCGGCGTGATCCTTTAGAGCATTACGGGCTGCCTTCTTGACAGGCGCGCTCGGTGTCTGCTTGGACTGGCGAACCTTGACAGGCTTAGACGCCTTCGGTGCCTTAGCGACCTTGACCTTCTTCTGCTTCGGAGTGGCAGCAGCGCCACGCTGGGCCGGCGGCACCCACTGGTAGTCACGGGTAGCGGAATCGCCGTCGGAGATAAACTTGTACTCGGTCACGGTGCGACCAGTCTTGACAGTCTCAATCTCATAGCCGCGGAGCTTGAGATAGCAGACATACTTGGAAGCATAGGCACCTTGGCCTACATGCTTTTCAATCTGGGCGGGAGTGGCCGAACCCTTCTCTTTAAGAAAAGCGAGGGCGCGATCATGGGCAGCAATCTTAGTCATGTGTGTGTTTTCCTGTGTTTATTGAGTTAACTTGGATATAATAGCAGGTATATCCAGACCTGTCAAGCCCAAATGAAGTCTTCAGGCGTTTCGCGGTGGATTTCTTCCAGAACAGCACGAACATCGGAACGAATAGCGCGGGGTTCGTACATGTAGACATAGGCATAGATGGTGGCCTCGTCGCGCATTCCACGTTCAACAGCCGTCCAGACCAGTTCTTGGATATCCATGATGAAGTCCTTCATCTTAGCCATCATCTACTCTCCGGTATATTGGTCATATCGTTTGTCGTAGTTTTCCATCCACTCAGCCACAAGCTTTACGCTTTCGGTATTTGAGATTGCAAACACCTTACGGACATATGCCGGCGAACCAAACATGTTGGTGATCCCGGAATCACGCAGGGCATTTAGGTAATCGAACACGCGCACCTTGTCAGTCATTATGCATATCTCCGTCGAGTGCAATCGGTTTCATGGAAGGTGTGTTTCGGTGCCTGCCCCTCAACCCAGCGAATACCGGGCTTGGACTTGGTGATCACCTTATCATCAAGATAATAGTATCCGCAATATCGGCCAGCCGAGAGCAAAGTTGCTTCAAGCAGATCAATCATACCTGTGCGCCGAGCGACCGAAGCGGGGTCATCGCCGCCCTGATAATCGGCCGCGAGATAACCGTTGGCATAATCAAGCAAAGCGTCAACGGGAATGGTCTTGCGAAACTTAGCCATTGATGGCAACCTCAAAATGTTTGGGAAGGGGTTTGACATACTTGGCGGCGGTCGTAGAAACAACACCATCAAGTTTCTGGTATATGATCTGGTCATCGGCAATAGCGATGACCTTGACTACCTCAAGAGTAGCAGGAATGTTTATACCTCGATCAGCACTACCCCAATCGGTAAGTGTCTGGTAGAGTTTACCAACAAAAATCTTGGCCATTAGGCGGCTTCCTTCTCAATGGTGATGATAATAGACTTGGAACCCTTGGTGATGCGGATCTGGTTGCGACCCACAGCCTCCATGATATCACGGTCATAGGTGATACCGCGGGGCATTTCACCCATCATCGCAAGGATGATCTGGTCGCGGAGAGTCCGTTGCTTACGCTTAGTCATTAGCGAAGGTTCCTTTCGGGGTTGCAGAAGTCAACATCCTCGGCAAACTTTTGTGCGAGGGAAATGAAAGTCATGAAATCGGAAACATCTCCCTTGCGAGCCGCTTGAAAAGCCTCAGCGATATAGTTGGCAGCCAATCGAATATTGGCATTAGGATGATTTGCAACCGTAGCGTGAAACTTTGCTTTTTCGCGGGCAGTCTTGATCGGGCGGTAGGTCTTCATGGAACTCTTTCTCATTGTCATATACTATAGATGGGGATGGTAAGTCGGTTTTTCAAGGGTTCATTCCGCATACCAGTTATGCGGCTGCCGCAGATCGGCTCTTGAACCCAGCC